CAGCCAGTGATATTAGCCATTGGCTAACTCTACGCTATTCTAATAACAGCGTTACTTGCGTCTGCGGTTGGGAAAGATATGGTAAAGCTACCTGCTGTACTTGTTTTGTCACCACCGAAATCAAAAACCGCAACTGCTGGATCACCAGTAGCTGTTTCGTTGAAAATCATGCAGCCTCTTGCCGTAATTGTGCAAGTACCAAAAGTCAAATCAGCAAAATCGGTAAACGCCGTCGTTCCCGAAGTCGTTGGAGTTACATTAGTTAAGGTACCTCCTTTGGCAGTGTAGTTTGTGCCTGTTGCTTCCTGACTAGTAGAATATGCTGTGGTAGAAGCACTCATAGTCGCTGAACTGGTATAAAGGGCCAGCTTAAAGGTGTTGCCTCCAGTAGTTTTAAAGTTATGTACCGCTTGCATAAGCTCACTTTTGAAAGAAGTACACATTGCCTGTGTTATAGCCATTATAGCCTCCTAATAATTTCCGCAAGGTCCTTATGGCCTTGCGCCTCTAATTGATTACCTATCGTACACATGTGGTTTTTTATAGCCTCACGCATATAATGAGCAATAATAAAATGACACTTATTTTTAAAAGCATGTGCCTGTGCTTTAATTGAACCAGGTGCAGTATCTGCAACTGAAACTAATTTATTAGTAGCCATTTCAGCTACTTCTTCTACTGTATGACCTCTATTCTCTGTAGTCTTTACAGCTAAATTACCTATTGACATAGTAAAGGAATCTGTTTCCATTTCAATATTTCTTGCTTTTTTTAGACTTTTTAGAAGATTTCTTCTTTATGTCGTAATCTCCACGAGAAGTCTTAGATTCACCTCTCATATATCTTTTTCTCTCTGTTGCACCAGGCATTTTTTCTCCTTAATATTGATTGGGTTCCACTGGCGCAAGACCATTCGTTTTTGAAACTTTTATAGGGTCTTGCCTGCCGGAAACGCCAACAAGTTTTTCGTTTTCTTTCTCTATATTAGAAAAATTAGTTGTTTTCAAATCTCCGTTCTTTAAGTAAACCACAGGTGGATCTTCCAACCTATGGTATCCGTAAAGCTTTTCCTTTGAGGATATATTAGTATCTAACATAGGAGAATTTGCCGCAATGGAAACATCAATTCCTTTGGCCATGCATTTAGCCAGCCAAAATTCACAACAACCTCTTCCTAGTTCTCCAAAATAAATATTAGTGCTATAACTAAAGTCAGCGCCATACATGCTGATTTTGCCTACTTCATTAAAGGCCGCAAAGGCAATAGAATAGGCAATCGTATTATTCAAATATCCACAACCTGTCTTTTCTACTACCTCATCCAAAGGGAACATTTCAATGGCTGGAACCCTATTGTCGAGTTCACAAGAATATATAGGAATCTCTAGTCTAGGAAGTGTTCTTCTCATTACTTGAGTTTGTGGTCCAGCATCAAAGGTGTCAAAAAACCTACTCGCTGGGTCCATCATAAACACGCGATCACACTTAACAACTGCACACATGGAATTAATCGCCCAAACCTCGTCGTATTCCTTGCTGTGACTAATCGACATGTGATAATCGAGCTGACTTTTACCCATAGCTACAATAGCAATATTTTTTCCTTTCAGTTCTTTAATCATTATCGAACTGCCCTGGTTTTGTCATAACGCATTTCTTCTTTGGTGTTTTTGCCCTCTGCCCAAACCTTAAGTTGCATCATTTCTTTGTCATAATTTTGTTTATAAGTACCAAGTTCTGTTTGCTCCAACTTCATAAATAAGGCGGCTTGTAACAAAGAGCCTGCCAATAACACATTGGGCGCGTTGGTTGATAAATAAGTGGTGCCGTCGGAAGCGCCGGCAGTTAAAGATGTTGGCCTATAAAAATAATGCAATTCAAAAGTATAATTGTCATCCGGGGTAGGCGCTAAAATAAATGAATCATTATCAAATTCTCCGTAATATACAGGAGCACCAGTGGTTGAAGCATTGGGTGTATAGTCTCTAATAAAAGACGGGTGTTTTAATAATAAATAAGTGTAAACACTAGAGTTAATTACCGCTAAACTAAACGGCGCTAAAAAATCGCTGGGCATCGACAAATAGGCATTTCCGGAAGCCGCTGTTCCTGTAACGTTTTTTCTAAAATAGTTAAGTTCAACATTTTTTAAAATGTCTTCTTCGGTAACTTTTATAAAATTATCCAAGTTATTGGTAAACGTCGTTTCGTCATTTTCCATATAATCCTGGACAGCTGTTTTTAATGTCGCATAAGTAAAAGCCATTATGAGCCTCCTGCTGTTATAGTACCAATTTCTCCGGTTGCTTCAAGACCCTCAAAATCAGTACCGATTGGATCATTGGTAGTGGTCATTCCCCCGGTGCCTAAATAAACCCCTTTAGAATCAAATTCTGAAATTTTGTTTGTGGTCACAACCCCCAAACCTGCCGTTTGAGTAACAGTATCCGGCCTTGGATCATAAAGAGCTTGTGGATCAGCAACATGAGGTAGCGGATCAAGCAATGCACTTTTGGGTTCAAAACATTCCGGGCATGTTTTTAAATTAGTCCATTCTTTTTGTAATTCTCTTAGCGGATATTTAAAACCGCATCGGTCACAAATTCCGTATGCATATTTGCCGGCAGCATAAGTCATCCCTAGTAACCATAGGAGCGCATATTTGGTTTTACCATAAATGATGCGCGACTTTCATCTTGAGCCATTGCTCTAGCAAACTCATCTTCATACATCATTTTTAATGAATCCATTCTTTCTGGCGCTCTTTTTTGAGAAAGATAATAAGCTAACCCCGCAACCAAACAAGGATAAAATCTAAAAGGAACCTGGACATCATTAACAGAAGTATCAGCGTCTTCAATTCTTAAAATTTGATTCATTTTAATAATATCGGTGCTATTCTCTGGTGCTGGCCAAACATATATTTTAGGTGTTTCTTGTTTGTCTAAGAAGTATTGAGTAGGTCTGGCTTTGGTGGCTTTGTTCGGAATATTCCAATACTCAGAACGCCCTATCTGACTCATTTGATAATCCGTAGCCACACTATTTTTAGTGCGTCTAAGAACCACATCCAAAACATCAACCACATAAGCGTTTAAACTATAAGATTCCGTTCCTTCAGTTAACGTTTGGTTTACATTGCTAATTGTCCATTGATTTAGGCCTCTGTTTGCCCAATCTGCAAAAAGAATGTTTAACGAACGGCGGGCTGTTCTTGCGTCATAAGCAGTACGCATTTCCAGCCCACATCGTTCGTAGGCCTCTTCGATCCATTCAGCGACATTAGGCTGAAAGTCTCTTGATCCAGAAGTAGCCATTCTTATTAGTAGTTCTTAATGAACTCACACCAAACGGTGTATTCATTCCCTGCATCAGACGTTGACGGAATAACCAAAAGAACATCACCTGAATAACCAGATGCTGCTGTATTTGTCAAACCTCCAAAATCACTAAAATCAAATGAATTGTCATAAGACAGCGTTAAAAAAGTAACGTCCGTTGTTGCATCCCAATCAAGTGATGCCGGAGCATCTGGGGCACCACTACAGGTATACCATATCTTATTTAAAGTGACTGTTGAACAGGCCACTCCTTCATTAGCATTCAATCCTGAAACATCGACAAGGGTTGTGCTACTCGCACTACCGTCTGAATAAACAGAAGCATATACAATTAGTTTTCTATTTCCATCAAACTGCTTAGTGGGACCTGTGACTGTATTAGCCATAATTTACCCCCTATTAAGCGTCAGCAAATGGTGTTACTAAAGTTCCTGAACCAAGTAGCTGTGCTGCAACATGGTATTTAGCGCTTGCTATTGCAGTAATAACTACAATGCTTCCTGCTAAACCGCCTTTAGTTGTACCGTTTTGTGTAAAGGTATCGTTAGCTGCGGCAGAAATAAAAGACTTACCTGCTGCGCTGTCATCAATACCGGTATAAGCGCCACCGACAAATTTGTCAGTGCCATCGGTTGTGATGTCCATGTCTGTTGCTGCTGTTACAACAATAAAAGTGAACTGAGCGCCTAAATTACAAGTTTGCCCTGGGTCGCCCTTATCAGCAGGCTCTGTAACAACAATGCTGGGAAGTGTAAACACTCCGTCTGCATCATTACATAATAGAGTTCTGCCAGCATGAGCTGCCACTGTGATGGTT